AGTCACGAAAACTCTTTTGATGGGGTTTACACTGATGTTGGTTATTTAGGTAATGTGATACCAGAATCAGTTAACCTAGCTGCTGGTTATGTAAATCAGCACACAAGCAAAGAAACTTCGGATGTGTTTTATCTAGAAACCCTTGCGAAGCAACTGGTTAATTTAGACTGGTCAGCGCTTATAGCAGAGCGTACTTGTGGGGATTTTGAAAGCGAAAATCCTTATTTTGATGACTATAACTACAATTATGGGCAGGACTTTTATGATGACGCCCCAGTCTATGACAACGAAAGTTTTGATTCAGTACAGTTGGATTTAGTTGAAAATTGGGTACTCGAGAATTTCAAAGCAGTAGCCATAATGCTTCAAGATATGAGCCTAACTCCAGAAGATATTACAGGGGAATTAAACAACCCCTTGCCTACAAATTTTGTAGGGAAAAGTAGTTACACTACTAAGAAATCTTTTGATAATTCTTCTGATGATATGGAGTTAAACGAATTGTCTGACGACTACCCATTAGATTATAACGACGACCTTGATGATTAATTTCAGGTCACCCAGTAATTATTAACTAAGGGATCAATGACCCCTATAAATCGACGAAAGGTACTTACATGAACAAACACTTTTATATCCAAGAACTTCCTAGACACAATGCTTACATTGATGAATTTAATGATTTAGAGTCTAGCAAAAAAACATTAGAAACCTGTGTCCCACAAGCCTTTTTAGGAAGAAAACATAACTTTTGTAAACAAGTGACGGGTGAAAAATTCACTATCACTTATTTATCTTCTAGTTATACAAAACCCAGCCCGATATTGTCTTGCAAAATAAAATATGCAGACAAAATCTTGCAGGATAACGTCTACCCACTGCCATTAATCATTACACCAAACGCTGATGTTGATGATTTTGACCCTAATAACACTAATCATATTATTTATGATGAATTAATTAAGAACTTATAGGAACTATTATGACTACTTTAACTTTAAAAAATTTAATAACAACAAATGAAATTGCTTTTAACGAGATCGCAAAAGAGTATTTAAAAGCTGAAAATAATAACAAAGAAACTTTGATTTATGTCCTATCTGAGGGGAATAACCTAATTCAAAAACTAACTAGGTCACTAGCATTGCTTAGTTATTTAAAATTCACACAAGCCACGAGAGATTCAAAAGAATCTGTAACTCAGACTATGGAATATATGGATGCTGTCTTTACTGATGCTGCCAAATATTATAAATCCCAAATAAATTTGGTAGCCAAGGATGACCTACTCCATAAAGTTTTAGACATGAATGATCTCCCAGAGGGTGACTTAAAGACAGCTTTAAAAAGCGCGAAAAATTTAGATGATTTTCGTGCAATCCTAAAAGATTTAGTCTAAGCAAACAACCTTATTTTTAATAACTAGGGGATAGCCCCCTAAGGAATCGACGATGAAAACTAAAAAAACTGTAGGTGTTTCTCTTCAACGAAAAGGTGATTTTGAAACTCCTGAAACGGGCACAATTTATACCTTTATAACCTATGAGGATATTCCACTAAATAGCCTTGTAGTTGTCCCTCTGGCTGGGAATCTTAAAGTAGGCAAGGTTGTGGTACTTCACGACCAGCCCAAAGACACCAACCCTGATTTAACCTATCAAGAAGTAATGGGTGTTGTTTCTCAACTAGAGGGAGAAATTACCCATGTCTAAATGTAAACCCAGCGAGGGTTGTCGCAAATATGCTAATGGCGAGTGTCAAGGGCTTTGTGGTTTATCTGATAAATTATTTCTGAGTAGATTCCAGATGAAACTTAATCAAGAAAAACAACCAAGCCAAGAACGTACTTGGTCACTACCAAAAGGACAGGCTGATGTTGTAATTTCTTAGTCTGTGTGAAGAAAACCATATAAATCAGGATCTTATTTTGTACGAAGATTTAGGACGTACCAGTTATATTCTGGACGAACACAATCTTGAGGTACTACAAGATCCTGAAACTATTAATTATTACTTGGAGTAACTATGTCTAGAATAAACCAAATTGGTTTAAATGGTGGTGAGGGTTTGCACTATCTCATTAAGCTTGATGGTATGTTTTACAAAAACATAAAAGGCATCATCTATTATTACCATAAATATTCATGGCGTGAAGCTATGCGCCAAGATTGGGATTATTACCTAACCAACGGGGAAATCGTTATAGACTACCCTGAGGAATTACTTGATTTATAACTTATAGGGGGTCAGTGACCCCCCACACTTGGAGACATATTATGTCAAAACAAACAAAATTATTAGCCAGAAAAAACCTAAGACAGTTGACAGCTAGTGAATCAGAAATTGAGAATATAGCTAAGCGCTTAGGTTACTCGGTATTCAGAGTTTTATATACTGTAGATAATATGACGTATTCTATCGCTGATCGCTTTGCAGATAATTACACAGGTGGTATGTGGACATACTATACCTCGGAAGAAAACCCTGCGATTTTTCTGATGGAAGCGCCAACTAATGTTGACGCCTATAATGTGAGTGTCTATTTAAATTGCTATGAGGGGCAAATGACGCCTAGAGCCTTTGGTTTTGGCATAACGCTCATGGTGCTAAATATGATGCTTGGAGAAGACCCCTCAGAGGAAAAAATTGCTGCTTATTATCAAACAAGAGATTTTGCACTCGATGTTTTGAGTCCTGATGAAATAACACAATTTCTAGGTTTTATTGACTAAGAATTACTAAGTCGACGATGAACAAGCATTATTACAAACTACAACGCCTATGTATGACAATAATTGGTTTAGTAGTTGGCGTTTTTATTTTATTAATTAATTACTGGGTAGATGTATGTCTAACAACAATATAGATAGAATGCTCCTGTTGAGCCAAACAAACGCAAAGTTAGCCGCTGAATTAGCTCAAGCTGAGCAAAAAATAAAACGTTTAGAAACAAGAGTTAACAATTTAAACAAACAACTCAAGGACGCTAAATCAATAGTACAGTCATCAACATTGTTGGATTTTAGAGAGAACGCAAAAAAATCCGCTATTGCAATGATACACGTTAGACAGTTGGGTTTAATAAGAGATGGCAACAAGGCTATTGCTGACTTCTCAGGGATGTCAGCCTCTTACGTTTGTGCCTTGACAAAGCAATATTGTGAGTTAAACGTTGAATACGCAACCGCTTAAATTAGCTAGGCATACTCTAGATTATCAAAAAGGGTATGCTGCCCCATATCCCAAAGATTTACACCGCGCAATTCTAAGGTGGTATCAAAACACGAATAAAGGTGCTAACTGGGTAAAGAGAATTGAGGCAGCTAGACAGGATTTTAGTACGGTTAGAACTTGGGGGGATATTTATTACCCTGACACAAAAGTTCTATTAACCTGTGGTAAATATCCAGATAAAACTAGACGAAGACTATCTAGGAGCTTTATGGCTTGGGGTTTGATTTACCCTGATTATGTCCTGTGTGCCTACCCTGTAGTTCCTTTAGGAAATGTTGTAGATTTGACGGGTCAAAAAAAGCCTTATAATTTTAATCCTTATTATCTTAGACCTAGCGAATGGTGGAAATTACCTCAAGCTGTTTATGATAATTTTACGATACGTTGTGGGGAGAGAGAAACACCAGTACGACACAACCATAGCCGAATTACACAATTTGAAAAAGAAAGGAGAAAATATATAGAATACTTTTGTAAACAAGCCAAAATTAGTGTGAAGTTTTTTGATTCTTTAGAATCTAAACCAACACAAATGACTATAATTAAAACTGAATAACTATGTTAATAGTTAAGGATATATATGCCTAATAAAGAAGTATCTAACGACCCATTGCTATTTGAACTGGGTGATGAAAAGCGCTCTGAACTTTTAAATCAAGCACTTACATTAAGCCAAGAGATAGTTAAATTAACTTCTGTTCCTTGCGTTGGTGAACGTGCCTCAGATTATGAACCCATCATAGACAAGATGGAGACAGCTGACCAAATATTTTTAAGACTGGGGCTTAAACTTAGATATGATAAGGTGTTACCAAAAATGAAAAAACAACTGGCAAACCAACAATATTATGAAAGAACTGGCTTTAAATCAGGACAATAGGTTCTCAAAAACACATAATATCATAGGTTCAAGGTTAGAATTCCACCGCTTATTCACCTATGACGATATGCCACCAGATGAATACTCGGTTTTTCTAGGTTTTCCTCAGACGAGTTGGAACACCCTCAGACAGGGTAAGCGCGAGTTTACCTTGTCTGAATTACAAAACTTAGGTAAAATTTTTAACACTGGTATAGCGAAAATTATATCAGGAAACTTTTGATAACTAGACAGGATCGACGATGACAACTTTTACTGCTCAAACAACGAGCCAAGCTGCGCCTAGCAGCCGAAATCACAAACTGACGCGATATGGTTTATATACTGACCAAAATCAACTCTCTTATTTATTTCAAGACACTTGCCCACAGGGTTGGAATTTTTACGGGTTATCTGACCCATCAAATATGTCTGTCAAACATTTAAGAAATGGTTGTAGTCATATTATGCAACCCTCACTAGCCTTGAGAAGTATACCCATTAAACACTGGGAAAGATTCTCTATGCTCCTAAATGACCCTTTAGTTCAGGCTATGTTGCCAATCCCAAATGGAAACACTTATTTCTTAGATACCAAAACCTTAGAAAACAGTAGTGAATGGCTCTCTTGCTTAGAACGCTTAAATTCACCACTACATAAATGGGTAAGACCGTTGTGGATAATTAACAAGTTAAAATTAATTAATCAATTTTCACTTACCAATTTACATCCCATAGTCTTAACTGACATAACTGAAAACCAGATGTTAACTGTTAACCAAATTATTCAAGCTAAGGTTGGAACGCCTAGAACGTTAATTTTAGCAGGAAATTCTCAAGTAGTATTACCAAAATCAGTTATAAAAATTAGAACCAATATTAACAAACTTATTTCGTTATCTGATTTAATCAGCCTACCTCTAGAGCATATCGGGGTACATATTTTATCTGAATACTGTCTAGGTAATTTTAATATTGGAGACTACTAATGAACACCACTGAATACTGTTTAGTTAACCTAAGTGTATGGCTAAAAAAGAAACGTATCACACACCGAATGCTAGCTAGTCAGCTTGGTGTTACTAGTGCAACGATTGGGTTGTTATTAAAACAAAAAAGTTTAGCAACACCCGATGTGTTGAGATTAATAAAAATTTTAGAATACGCTAATTTGCCCTTAACAATCTTATTCCCCAACATTGAAGCTAACACACATAAACTATTAGAATCACTTGAGAATAAACCTTTATCTAGTGCGGGTTTTCTCCTTAGCTTATTAACTATTGGAACTAATACTAATGAAAATACCAAACCAACCAATTGACAAAGGTTACATAGATTTAGACCAAATTATTGAAAAGCGAAAAATCTTAACTCTGAGAGATTATCAACAAAAGAATTTAGGTTATCTATTAAATAATAAACGGGCTGGTGATTTGAGTGAAGCTGGTACAGGTAAAACCCCTACCGCTTGTCTCTGGAACTATGCCCAAATCCAAAATGGTGACCGTGTGATATTCACCATGCCCAAGTCACTGCTTATAAAAAACTATGAGGAACAGCTGTTATGGTCAAATCTAGATCCAAGTGAAGTGGTTATTATTGACGGGACTCCAGAGCAACGAAAAAAGCAAATAGCCAATAGTAAGGCTAAAATCTTTTTGATGGGCTTTACAATGTTTGCTGATAGTTGGGGTTATATGCGTGATAAATATCCCAATTTAAGTCACTTATCCGTTGATGAACTTCACTTAGGGTTCAGCACTCACGGTCAGCGAGATTTTAGAAACCCTAATAAATATCATGGGACTAAACGTACTGCCATGATGTATGACTACATGAAAAAAGGGGGTAATTTTTTACCTATGACAGGAACGCTAATAAATGGGCGATTGTCCTCAGCCTATCCCTTTTTACACGTAATTGAACCAAAGTATTATGTAACGTATGACCAGTTTCTAAATTATCATGCTTTGCTAGATGACTATGGCAGTCCAATCTATTGGAAAAATCACGAGCGCTTACAAACCTGTATTGACAGACACTCAGTTAGAACAACCTTTGAAGAAGCTTATGGGTCAGAGCAAAAACAAATATTTATTGAATATTGCACTATGTCAAAAGCTCAGCGTAGAGCCTATTCAGAAATGGAAGTAAAAGCCGTTGCTGAACTTGAAGACGACCAATTGCTTGAAGCAGCTAATTCTGGGGTAGCAACTAGACGTTGTTTAGAAATAATGCAATGTCCTGAAAAATATGGTTTAAAGGCTGATGCTGTTGATGGTAAAGACGCTCACTTAACTAATTGGTTATTAACTATTAAAGACTCTGGTGAGGCACTACTAATTTTTGAACCTATAGTAGAATCACATCCACGATTAATGGAACTCTGCAACCATTTAGGTATTACAGCAACCCACATCAACGGAAAGGTCATAAATGACGCCAGAGCGAAAGCTGACGCTGATTTTAGGTCTGGCAAGGCACAAGTGATGATTTGTAGCCCTGCGACCGCTGGTGTTGGTTTTAACTGGGCTCATGTAGACACGTTGATTTTTTATAGTTTGGATTATCAAGACACAACATTTATCCAAAACTATCGACGAGCAATGAGGGGTGTTAGAGAAACAGTTTTAAAAATATATCTTTTCTTTTATAGAAACTCACTAGATTTACATATCGCCAAAAAGCTAAAACTTAAATCAGAAGATAGAAATAAAATAGAAGACGGAATTCATATTGATATTATGAAAGAAGCCACTGAAATTAACTAACCAAGTATAGAGGATATGATGCCAAGAAAAAAAGTAACAGCTAAGCCAGCCACCACGACTAAGCTTAAAGAGAGTAAAAAAAAGGAGAACATCTCAGATGACCTTTTGTTGCCAGCAGCAACAATGTTATGGGGTGTTTTAGAATCACTAAAACCAGAACAGGGGGGCAATGTTAAAGCTAGCCTCGAAAATGACACGTTAACCTATAATTTGTGGAAACTACGCCAACAGATAGAGCAATTATCTGGCGAACAGCTTACAGATTTTTACGCTGATGCCTTAATAATTATAGAAGACCTAGAAACATTTACGAGCGATTGCAAAAAAGCACTTAAAAATTTACTCGGTGATGTTGACGAATAAACAACATAGTGATAAGGTTACATATGATACCAACGTATCATAATCATTTAATTTAATAATCGACGAGAATCTAAATATGTCAAACAATATTAATACTTTAATCCAAAACGCACAACAAACTGGTCAACAAGCTGTAGAAGCTCAACAACAAGCAGCAACACAAGCTGTAGTTCAAGACCAAGGTGTTCAACCACAAGTCCAAGAAAACACAGCCCTAGCTACTGTACCAGCACATATTGCTGCCTTAGCTCAGCCCAAAAAAATGTCAATGGCGACTATGCAACAAGCAAGCTTACAAGCAGATGCTTGGTTGAAATTCAGTTTCTATGGTATTACAACCAACGTAGATGACAAAACGTTGTTAGACGAGGTTGAGGTTGAAATCAATATGACTGAAAACTCGGGGGATGGTTATTTCCTTTGCGAAATGGTTAAGTGGGGAAATCCATCTACATACGTTCACACTTATGATGGACTAACTGGTAGTGACGGACGCCCTTGGGTTGAATCTGTGCAAACAGCTTATAATAATAATAACCCACAAGCTAAAAAACCAAACACCCCTTATCCAGCGGTACAACTTCCTATGACATTAACAAAAGATATTGTTAATAAAAAAGGTGAAGTAATAGTTACAAAAGGCTCAGTAGTTGGTTATACAACTGCTAGAACAGCATGGTATAACTGGCAACGATTTTATACTGCTGTTGGACAAGCTGGAAAACTTGGTCAACGTGTGCAAGTTAAAATTACTAACGATGCCACTGAGTTTAATACTAATAAATGGGGTGTACCTAAGTTTGAACTTCTTTAAGTTTTAACTTGATAACTAACTCATAGTTAAAGTCGGGGTATATCCCCGACTCTTTTATTACTTACAATTTGGAATATGACGATGACTGTTAAAATATTTGACGGAAATAATATCCTAAGACGAAAATTTGAAGTTTTAGGTCTGCAAACTCTACCACAACTATTTTTCGACGCCTGTTCAGCCCCCTATGGAACGCAAATTTGGGTTTGGGATGGAAAGAATGGTAAATCAAAAAGAAAAGCTTTATACCCTGAATATAAAGGGGATTCTAAACCACCAACAGATGAATTCTATCAAACTATAGACTTGCTCAAAGAACTACTAACTCACTCTGGTGTTTTGCAAATTGAAGTACCAGAGTATGAAGCTGATGATATTATTGCCTGTTTATGTAAAAACCACGATAACCAATCAATAGTAATTGAAAGCAACGATGCCGATTTTCTACAATTAGAAAACGATTTTGTTACGCTTAATTATGAGCACAAAAATAAACAAGCTATTAAAGCTTTGGATATACGATTATATAAAACGCTAGTTGGTGACCCTGCCGATAACATTAAAGGCTTAAAAGGTTTTGGTGCAAAAACATTTGAGCAATTAACGGACGCTGCTAAACAATATTTATGTTTGGGTTTTGAGAATCGCTTAACTTTTGATGACGAAGTGCTACTCAGTGATTGTGGATTCACTCCCAAGAAACTTGAGGATTTTAAATCTCATTTAGCGTTGTTGAAAATCTACTATCAAATAATTGATTTTTTACCACTGGAAATAACCCAGATACAACAACACGTTACATCGGGTATGAAAAACGTAGTCAAAGCCCAAGTGTTATTTGATAAATATGCGCTTAATTTGGGGGATTTATGAAACTAGAACCTAAGTTAGTCTTTATTGAACTCCCAGAGTTAACAAGTGACTTACATAAATCTTATTTTGCTTTTGTTATAGCCGATAGTTTAGCTCTTGGTGAAGTTCCAATAGCTAGACAAAGCCTAGTTTCTCTATTTGAGTCTGAGGACTTAATTAATAAAGCTACACTAGCTAGTTGGAGTTATTTAAAGCATACCTCTAAATTGGTCTGTTACGTTAACTTCGGATTATCACCCCTAATGTTAGAAGCTATTTATCAAGCAACTAAATTAGAAATCCCTGTTGAATACCGCAGATTAAAACCAGAGCAATGTAATGATAACCAAGAACTCTTTGAGCTTTTACTAGAGATACAAGAGAGTCAAAGACTCGATTGTGCTTGAGGGACATATGAAAGACCTACGAAGTTTGCCAACACAAAAACTACTTCAAATAATACTAATCAAGCATCAATTGATTTTATTAGAAGAACAATTAGCGAGTCCTGAGGTTGTGGACTTTGACAAAACAAAGGCTTTACTTGTGGAGCTATCAAAAGTCTTTGATTTGGAAACCAAAAAACTAGTAGTATAACTCGAATTACGTGAACATAGGTGTGATTTATGATTACTGTTTTAAGTGAAAGCGAGCCTACAGCAAGAAAAGATTACGATTGTGATGCGTGTGCCTGGGTTTTAAATAACGGGATTTATGGTATGGGCTTTACTATGAAAGAAAAGCGAGCTTTAGTAAAAGCTAGAAGAAATAGATGGAAAATTATTAAAGGGCAAAAATACATTAAACAAGGTAATGTTCAAAATGGTGAGATTTATACTTTTAAAGCAATACCTGAAATACATGAAATTTGCTTAAAACACGATCTGTATTGTGAATAATTCTTTCTAACCCTTATAAAAAAGGGCGCACACACCGAACTTAGAGGGACGTAGTCAACTGTTTTGTGTCCCATTTATTTATGTTGTTAGTAAGCGACTAAAGGAAACAAAGGAAATAAAATGACAGAATGGCATGCAACAAATACAGAACCACCAAAAAACAGACCAATAATCGCATTCTGCCCTGCCTGGTGCGATATGGGGTATCAAATATGCAAGTGGAACGGTAAAGAATTTTATTATGATGAACAGCCTAATGATATGTTTCATGAAAATGTAGATTTGTGGGCGTTATTTATGGAGGCAGATTAGCGATCTAACCATTAGCAACAGGTGCAAATTACTGCGCCTGTGAGGTACGAACCAGCTGTTATTTGTCGCGCTGATTGCAGTTGTTATATTTGCCGATTACACAAAAAGAGAAACATATGAGCTACACGATTGATGAAAACGGAACAGCATTAACAGAAACACAAGAAGGCGTAACGATGCCAGCTGATTATAGCTTTGCGACAGTTAATGATTTTGTACACGCCACTGAAACACACTTTGAAGAGCTTCAGTATTTATGTTTAGGTATGGCTAATCATATTGAAAAGCTAACTAAAGCGTTGAATGACATCAAGAGCCACCAAGAAATTACAGGTGGGGAATTGGCTAAGCTTACCGCTGCATGGAAGATTGCACAAAAAGCAACAAAGGCAATATAACCTTTGCGTTAAGCGGTGAGTGAAAGTTGGGAACCAACTGTAACGAATCCGACGACCAAAGGGAGTGAATTTAAACGCGTTGTTAGGCGGTTTGCTTGGCAACTTAATCAAAGAAAGAGGAAACACAATGGATAATCAACACAAGAAAATTAAAGGCTATCGCGATTTAAGTCAAGCCGAAATTAACGCAATGAACGCTGTTAAAGCGAAAGCAGAAGAAGTAGGATTTTTAATCGAAGAATTACAGAGCAATAAACAGCTAGATCAGCGCTGGGTTTCAGTAGCTAAAACTGATTTACAAAAAGGCTTTATGGCTGCTGTTCGTGCTATAGCACAACCAGAGAGTTTTTAAGTTATGGCTACTGGTGATAAAGCTAGGATGCTGCAAAAGTTTGGCGAAGAACTTTGCAAGGTTGCTAATGACCGAACAAGACTGCAAATAGCTTTTGAACAAACGCTAAATAAGCTTGGTTTGCCAGATAGCCAAATAAATAAAATAGTAAAAGATGTCAGGGCGGCAGATTTTGACAGCTTGCACAAAACGTTGAAACTGGATTAACCGCCTAACCTTTACTGTTAAGCGGAAATAACGTTTTGTGAGCTAGCGAACTGTTATTTTCCGACGAGCAGAGCGAGAGTACTTGAACGAGTTGTTAGAAATTTAATTAACAGGAGTGCATAGTTATGGGAAATAGTGCGAAAAAGAAAGAAGCTGCACGTATTCACAACGAGACAATAAAAAAACGTAAGGCAGCAAATGAAGCTGAAAGAATTGACCGCATAGAAAATCCTGACAAATACAGAAGTAGTAAGGCGGATTTACGTCAAGCCAGAATGTTTATGGCAGTAGCGGCAGGGTTTGGAGTTAATTCTTTCTAACCCTTATAAAAAAGGGCGCACAGTACAAAAGTTAACGAGGGGCGACAAACTGTTTTGCGTCCCATTTATTTATGTTGTTATATTTGCCATAAACACAGGAATATAAACGAATGAAAATAGAAGATTTATTAAAAATGGATATGGGCGAGTGTGTAGAGTGGTTAATTGAAAACCAATATGATTTCGATATAACCAAAAAACCCATGTTTGATAGAATGCCAGTGATCAGATTCAACAGCGAACGAGAAAAGGACAACTGGATAGGTGATCACATACACGAATTCAACAAACCGCCTAACACTATAAATAAAAAGAAATAGTCCATATTTTTAGATGAAATACAGAATAGTCAAAGTCTTGAAATATAAAACTAACGAATGAAAACCTAAAGGGACTTTCTAGCTTTCATACTAAAATATAAATATTTACACCAACATGAGAAATATAAATAAAATGCCAAAAATCGACGATATACTAGCTGAACGCGGAGCCAATTATGGCAGTTTCAAAGTAAACTCAAAACTATCACAATCCTTAAAAGCTTCTGTATCCAAACATCCGAACTGGGTTAATCTCCCAGCCTACCAAAAGGAAGCTATTGAAATGATTTTGCATAAAATCAGTAGACACGTTAATGGAAATCCTCTTTATGATGACAATTTCCAAGATATTCAGGGTTATTCTAAGTTAGCCCTAGATATAATTAGAAAAGAAAACAACCAGAGCTAATCTCTATTTTTTATAACTGGAATCGACGATGATAACTATTGAAAATGAATACACAGGTATTCTACAAAAATTAATAACCAACCAAAACCAACACCTATTACTAGATGTAGCAAATCATGCAGCAAGTTCAAAAGCGCTTGTTGGTTTCGATATTGAGACGGAAGACAGTAAACGTCACGATGGGTTGAATAAGTTTATGGTTATTGACCCAACGAGTGAAGCTTACAAATCACCAAAGAAACTCGTGTTTGATACTAACAGAACAGTCATTACAGGTTTTTCTATTTATGTACGTGGAGATTCTGAGAATTACTATGTTAATGTTGCACATAAAGACAAACATAATAGAGTTGATTTATCAGTCGTATTACAAGCTTTAGAAATTATAAAATCCTCTTGTACTTGGGTAATACATAATTATTGTTTTGAGCGTACTATGTGCTTAAAAACTTGGAACTTTGATTTAGGAAAGAATTATGTAGATACTATGCAAATGGCTGTTAGTGCCTACAATGATGATGAATACTCAATCCAAACCTTTAAGAACTCAGATTTGCGCGGTATTTCAAAGCTTATACCTAACATCAAAAAACACTTCACTAACTGTACATGGGATAATAATTTCACAACCGAGCAGCAAGACCTAATCACCCAAGTTATTGCCAAACAATCAATAGCAGACCATAGCTATAATGGTTTTGTAAAAAGCATGACTTATGGTTATGGGTTAAAGAAAGCGGTTAAGTCTTTCTTCAATTATGAACAACAAGAATTCAAAGATTGCTTAGCTGGCAAAGCGCACATGGGGCTTTTAGACTCAGAACAAGTACTTCAATATGGTGCTGATGACGCTTACTGGTGTGTTCGCCTGTTTGATAGGCTTTGTCAATTCATGCAAGAAACCAACCCCAACTTAATACAAGTATTTTTTGAACAAGAAAATCCTATGCCTTATATTTGGTCAGATTGTTGGGCAACGGGTTGGCGCGTCAATGAAGCCGCAATCTATGAACGAGAGTTGGTTGAGAGAGAAAGCTACGTTGAAACGCTTAGAGCCTTAGCTAGGGTACTAAAAAAACTGAGCTTTAAACCAGAGCCAACGCCTAGATTGGTAGTTAAACAAGCCAAATGGTATCTAGGTAAAACCCTAAAAGGTTTTGAGAAAGCTAGAGCTAAGATAGTGGATTTTGTTGACGCTTACAACGATAGCTTGAGTGATTTTGAGGTTGCTCGTCTAGTCAATGGAGCTATAACAGAAAAGTGGGAAGCCCAAGAAGATGCCACGGTAACTGCTAAAGTTAAAGCAACTAGACCTAATTTACAGCATTACATGGTTCAAAGAGTCATTTTGCATGATTTGTGTGATTTGCCTTTTGTTTATAATAAAGGTGAGATAAGCACAGATGTTGAGGCTAGAGGAAAATTACTTGATGTTGCTAAGCTACTTGGAGAATCCCCTGCACAGCTTGGAAAGTCTGTAGAGCTTTGGGTAAAAGAACTCAGCAGATATAATAAAGATTTTAGAAATTTAGACGCTGAAAGTCAAAACAACATAGGCTCAGTATTAGTTAATGACTATGATTCAGAGAGTGTACTAGAAATAATTTCGCTATTAAACACGCTCACAAAAATAGACACAAGAATCAAACTCTATATAAACCCTTATTTATACTTGACTGACCCAGATACAAAACGGATGTACCCAATCATCAGGTCAACATTAAACACTAGACGTATGTCTTGTGAAAACCCCAACACCATGCAACTAAGTAAACGAGGCGAATCAACATACGTTCGGGGTTTTTTCTTGCCAGAAAAAGATGACCATGTTCTAGTCTCAGTGGATTGGTCGCAAGTTGAGTTGGTTTTGATTGGTGAAGAATCCCATGATCCAATGTTCTTTGAAGCCTATGGTAGCTTACCATATACAGACCTACATCTTGGCGCGGCAACCTCAGCAATTCAGGTTTACTACCCTGACTTTGGGGATGAAACCTTGAAAGAACTCGTTACCAGCAACGCACAACAGATAGCGGAGTTAAAAGCTAAGTTTCCGAGAGTCTTTATGCACCCTATAACACACCAAGAACTTGATGCTAAAAGTGCTTACAAATTCTGGCGTGGTGATGCGGGTAAACCCTCAAACTTTGGATATTGGTATTCAGGAAGTTTGATGACAGTCCAAGAAAAACTGGGTTGGACACTTGATGAAATGTGGCTCGGTACAGAGAACTATCGAAATACTTTCGAAGTTGCGGAGCATTGGCGTCTTACTACTATTGACGAAGCCAGAGATGCTGGTTTTGTTTGGGTGTTTGATGGTCATAGACGAACTCGATATGAAGCTACTCAAGATTGGTTTATGACTTTCACTGCAAAGTTTGATGCTTACCAACATCCTGCGGTATCAACATTTGGACAATTCGTGGCTAAAAAGATTCAACGCAGGGCTGGTAACCAAGTTGTAAACGCTAAAATTCAAGGTGGTTGTGCTACACTTGCTAAGCGGTCAATCAAAAAGCTTGTAGACGAAATAAGCTCTCCAGACACACAATGGGATGCTTACTTTAAAGTGCCAATCCACGATGAATTAGTTTTTTCTGTTCACCACACACAAGCTGTAGCTTTTGGGAATAGAATTTTAGAAGTTATGTGTAGTCACCCTGACTTAGTTAAATGGTTAAAACTAGATGGTACGGTTTCAGTTGGGTTAACATTGGAACCCTATCACCCAGTAAAAGCCCCTTTTGGTCAGATTGAGTTAGATGAAGCCCCTGTGCTAGAGGGTTATATACCAGAAGAACTCGCGGGGACTAAGTTAGATAAAAAACACAGGCAGTATGTTGTGGACTATTTACAACAAGTACCAAAGAGCCTTTAGTAAATAAAATTACTAATAACTAAAATTAAATAGTAAAATAACTAGCGAGGGTAACAACCCTCGCCCAATAACTTAGATTAGAGACTTATTATGAATGAATCGACGGTAGACCAAGCACAACACACCCTACTAGAATCAATAGCCAAAATGGATTTAGGACTCTTAACCCAGCAATATATATTCAGAATGGATAATGAACTAAAAGAATACAATATGCTTGTTGATGATTATGAAAAGTTGCAGGATTTATTAGTTACTGCGCGGTTGGAAATATCACAGCTTAAATACAATTTAAAAGAGGCTCTGAATGGTGTTGCTGGGAACCCACAACAACAAAATAGAAAGCTTTTGGAAGAAACAACTAAACGAGTTAAAGCTGAAAAAGAACTCAAGGCGCTTAAAGCTGAGGGTGACATAAAAGGCTTTAAACGACGATTAAAAGAAACCAAAATCAAACTCGACGAGAAGATTAGAAACTTCAACCTCCTAAGTAGCACTTACAACAAAGAGCATGAACAGTTCAAAGAGTATCAGTCCAAACTTGAACTATTAGAGGCTATACCTTTAAGAAAATTTGCTGACACAGGAGAAACTCTATATTTACACCCTGAAAAAGTAGATGTTAAATATCAAAATAACACCACACAGGGAATAATTATAAAATACTGGAACCCTTTAGGTGTTGGTTGGTTAATCACATGGACTGGTTCAGAAATCCGTATCTCTGATGCTGGTTTAAGTGATATTCCAAGCCAGCTTAGACCAACGCAGAAAGTTATCGATTCATGCACTAATTGGTTTAAAAAGAACGTAACGATAATAAACAATAAACAATACCTTAAAGGAGCACTAGCTAATGCAACCATTCAAAAGTCTGCTTAACCAAGACTACTTAGTCTTTGATACTGAAACCACAGGGCTTAGTGATAATGCTGAAATATGCGAAATAGCCGTTGTAGATGGTAAAACTGGGGATGTGGTTTTAGATACGCGAATAAAACCTGTTGGCACTATAGAACTTGGAGCCTCACTTGTACACGGGATTTATGCCGAAGATATAAAAGACGCCCCCTCTTGGGCAGAGGTTTATAACGATGTGTTGCCATCCCTCTTTAAGGACAAGCTACTTGTTGCCTACAACGCTGCCTTTGATGGTAGATTATTAATGCAAAGCTCTATAGCTAACAATCTTGGTGATGATGGTCGGCATTTTAGTGTGGGCTTTTACTGCGCCATGTTAGAGTTTGCACAGTATAAAAAAGTTTATGACCATCTTAGGGGTGGTTGTAAATGGTTTAAGTTGGCTGACGCTGCACAAAGCCTTGGGCTAGAGCCAGAGGGGGACTTACACGGGGCTAGAGTTGATGCAAGATTAACTTGGGCATTGATTAGAAAAATACAACAAGGACTTTACAATGAGTGAATCAGATACTTATTTAATGTATGCCAATTGGGTAGTTATTGGGTTAATAGTTTTTATCCTAATTATATTTGTAGGAACAGTTTTTGTAGCTTTTATCAAAGCTTTTGAATCTGCAAAGCAAATGGAAACTTACCGAAACAGTATTCCAAATTCAAAGCAAGAAATTTTTGAGGATAATTCATTTATCAATCATATAGATAAATAATTCTACCCCAAACTACACAAAGCACCCCCTTGATTTACCTCTGTAATCTGAGGATTATATAACTACAACTTGGAGATCGACGATGACAAACAACACAAACACAGGAATCTTGGCTGAGACAAATAGTTATCCAACACTAACGGATTCTATGTACTTACGCTTCTATTCAGATATTCTGGATTTCAGACGAATATTTGACCTACCCTGCGAACAAAAAATTCTTAGTTATAAAGATGAACAACTTCACGCGGAGTTATTAAAAGAAGAACTAATAGAGCTTGCTACAGCCAAAACCAGAGCCGACAAAATAGATGCGATTACGGACAGTATTTATGTGCTTGTTGGTGACTTGGTTCATAGCGGCATAGTTTATCTAGAAGACTTACAAACGACTAGACCCGATGTTTATAACTTACTAAATACTTTGGTTTTAATGGCACAGCACTTACAGTTTAATATTCTAGATGCTTGGTTTTTGGTACACAAAAGTAATCTAAGTAAAGTTGTAACAAAAGAATATTATGAACAAACTTTGCAGCAGTACGAAAAACTAGGTGTTAGCATAAATCTAGACCCGTTAGACAAAAAGTTACAAACCCAACTTTATGGTGATGATTGTAGTGTTTGGATATGTTCATCAGCAAAACACACTGTTTGTGCTTCTGGAAAGATATACCCAAAAGGAAAGATTTTAAAATCCGCGGGATATACCCCTGTTGATTTAACACAGCTATAATCTATTTATGGGTGCTACAAAGCACCCCCTTAAAAACAGGCATTCGACGATGACAAACAAACCTTTAGCTTATTCAGTTGTAACCTCTCATAACAGTAATTTAACTAAAACATTAAAACTCGAAAATGGGAAGATTCTATCAACAAATCCAGCTTTATATAGAGGTTTTTCTGAGCATAGAACTACAACTTTAGCTGAGTTCCCATCAGTCATTAAAAATTTAAATAAAAACCAGTGTTTAGCTACTGGTTGGATGGATAGCAAAACATCTAAAGTCGAAGTATTAACTCGAAGTGAGTTTGAAGCTAGAAAACTATCTTATCCTGTTCACGAAGATGACTCAGGAATTTATGGTACACGAAGTAAATTATCAATGATTCAAAAGGGTTCTAGCCTAATCATGCTAGATTATGACCCAGACCCACAAAACCCAAACAAGATAGATAACCCAGAAGATTTTTTATATTTATTGAACAAAGCTCTACCCGAAGCTAATTTATCCAACGTTTCCTATGTTAGAGATTATTCAACGTCCACAGCGCTTTATGATAAAAAAAGTGGTCAGGTAATAAGAGAGCCAGAGGGTTTCCATATTTATATGCAAATCAACGCTGGTGAAAACTTAGAAGCCTTCGCAAAACATTTAGAATTAGGTTGTTGGAGAGCTAATTTAGGCTATATAAAAATTGGGTCGTCAGCCAACAGATTAACTAGAACTATACTCGATTTAGCGGTATTCACCCCAGAACGCTTAATCTATGCAGCTGGTGCTGATATTGCTGAAACAGAAACTTTTTATCAAAATCTGCCAATGGCTGAATATGTTGAAAAAGATATTAAAGAAATAAATACCAAAACCTTTAAAAAGCTAACACCAAAACAAAGTGCTGAGTTGCTGTCTCTACAAACACAGCTAAAAGAAAGTGACTCGGTAATGGAGCGAGTACAAGCCAAAAAACAACAATTAGAAACGAGACTTGTAAGTAAAAATCACTTTACTAAACACCCGTTAACTGAACAGGAAGCCCAGCGAACAGTATCAGCTATGTCACGCTATATACTTCACCCTGAGCACATTATTTATTTTGAAGACGGACGAGAAATAACCGTAGCCGAATTATTACAACGAAGTTCAGAATTTGATGGTGTTGGTGTACTAGACCCATTTAGACCTGATAAAGGTTTTAGTCGGGCTAAATTTTATGCCAACCTAACTGAACAAGCGCCCGTAATTAATTCTTTTGTTGAGGGTGGAAGAACCTTTAATTTAAATGATACATATAACGAGTTTATTCGTGTCAGAACAGTTGAACACTCGGATATTGAATTATTGACCTTAGACCCAGTAATACTGAATGAACGTTACTTCCCAGAAATAACCCTAAAAAAAGGTATAACTTTATTGAAAGGTGAAAAAGGGACAGGTAAAACTACAGCTATTGCTAGAAAAATAAAAGCTTGTGAGGGGCGTGTACTAGCCATAAGTCATAGAATTTCTTTAGTAAGCACCCTATGTAAGGATTTTAACCTAACCAGCTACAACACATTTAATAACGATAAAGCCCACTTGATACGCCCTGAACCAAGACTAGGTGTTTGTTATAACTCATTACATCGGGTTTCAGGACTTGTCTATGACTTTGTGGTAATAGATGAATTTGTACAGCTAATAAGAACGATAAAATCTGGAATAGTTAAACATAAATTTTTGTGTCTAAAGGTGTTAAGGCACTTATTGCAAACAGCTAAATACGTAATTCTAATGGATGCTGATATGTCTAAAGATATAATTGTTTTTTTAGCTGAAGGTGAGTTCTCGCTGTTTCCAGAGAAACCAAATTTTCACGTGATAGTAAATAAATATCTTCCAGCTAAAGGCAAGAAATTAAATATCTATCGTGATGCCGTAGATATTAATAAACCTGACAGGCTATCATTTGTGTTAGATTTTAGAGAAGCAATAAAAGATTCAGGTGTGTTCTATGCTTCTAACTCAAGGAACAATATTCTTTTTATGGCAGCTCAAGCTGTTGAAGTTTTAGGCGGTGACCCTGAGCTATCAGAAGAACATTTTATAACTGACTTTGGGGATAAACGAGTAATCACAATTACAGCCCATAACAGCCAAACTAAAGATGTTCAATATTTTATTAAAAATATAAACTCAGAACTAAGAGAGACTGATATTTTTATGTCGAGCCCCTCACTTGGCACAGGGGTTTCTATTGATTCAGTAGATGGTAAGCCGAAATTACAGAAAGTTTTTGCCTATTTCACTAAACGGGCTGAAAATTTACCGAGTGACTGTCTACAGCATCTCGCTAGAGTTAGAGACTGCACTGACCTTAACTTAGTAATAACACATTACAATACTCACCTTGAGTTAGACCCCATTAAGATTGTTCAGACAGAAGTATTAGGAAACAAAGGAATACTTGATAAACACCTTACTTCGTTAGCAGTTTTTAATTGGGAAACTGGGGCTATAACGTTTAATGACCAAGGGTGGACAACTTATTACGGTGAATTGACCGCCCGTGAGAACTTAGAAAAGAACTCCTTTTATCCTAACTTTATTCAGCAGATTGCTGTTGAGGGTTTTGAATTAGAAGACGCTAGTTCAGCACCAACCCAATTGTGCCAAGAGTTAAAGGTTTATGAACAAAACCTAAAAAAAACATTAAAACAAGTTGAACGTGAGACACTAATTAACACTCCGCTAATTACTGATAAAGAATTTGAAGAACTTAAATCAAAGCTTACGTTAACGGCTGACGAACAGAGACAGTACTTTAAAAAAGCTCAGGCTGATTTGTTCGGGTTCCCACAAGAGACTGATGAACTAAATGATTTAATCACACTTTCATCAGCTAAACTTAAAGGACGTGCTACGAGTTTAATTATTGGTGCTAACGCTGACGACTTAGCGTTACTTGATGTAATATCTCGCTTAGATAAAAAACGACACGCTTTTTACCTACGCGCTTTATTTGACAGACGAGAGTTACTTTTAGGGTTACTTGAACACTTACATATAACTGTTGATGATTTAGGACTGAGTTTTGACGAAACACCATTAACTGATTATGAGTTATACTTAACTTATGAGTATTTGTATTCACAAGCAGATAAAATTAAAATTATCTTTGGCTCAGAAATAAAAGAAGTCGCTAATGAACGTGATTATAAGAAAGAAATAAGTAAGAGTTTAAAATGGTTGGGCTTGACTTGGGAAACAGGTTCTAGAATTTTTTCTCAAGTTAATGGTGTACGTAAACGTTTGGCTTCTATATCATTATCAAGCTTTGAAATTATGGTATCAGACATAAAACGCGCCCAAAAGAACTCAAAGTCTAGAATATTCACACCGCTTGTGCGTATTCCAGATAATTTGAGAAGCTATGTCTTCTCACTAGTTAACGGTGGTACTTATAGTGAGTACAACTCGTTTTTTGAAGCTCTTGAGCCTAGCTACAGGCAGAGAGTTGATGCAGCATTATTAAGAATCTATGAGGGTATTTATAGAGCCGCTGCCTAACGTTGGATAACTTATGAAAAAAGAACAAATAACCTTTGACACGCCTTACGAGGCGTGGCTTTGGATTCGTGATTATTGTGATAATCACAGCACATACAAAGTCAAATGGGTTTCACCTTTAAGTGTAAACATATTTAAACAAATAAGAGCTATTTTATCTCCAAAAGTAATTAGCTCTAGAACCTTGTTTGAGGCACTAAAATTCCACACACACAGCATTAAATATCTAAAGACTATTAGAACTGGAGCCCTACGAAAGAACCTCTGGGGAAAGGTTGATGGTGAGGTAACTGCTGAACAGTCTCGTTATGCTTTAGAGCAACTGCATAAACATCATGCCAGCTACATGGCTGAGGTTCGCAGAACAAAGAGAAATCGAAGTAACAAAAATAAAAACCTTGTGTTTAAAAAGCGAACACCAAGAAATAACTAAGCAATATCAGGAAATCGACGATGAAAAATAATGGCAAGAACAGTGAGAACATCTTTGAAGCTTATTGGGGGAGACTACCAACTTTTGCAGATGTTTATAGGTTTGAAGACTATGCAGATGCTAATTTTAAAGCTTCAGGAAGAACTCGGAAGATAGTCGCTGCAAAACCATCAGACTATATAATCACTATTTTAGGGCGAACTTTTTATGCAGAAGTAAAAAGCATTGCTAGTGGCAGTCGCTTCAACTTCTCGAATATAAAGGCTTCTCAATGGCGTTCAGCAACCAAAGTTTCAAAAGCCTCAGGGGAATATTTCTTTTTTATTCATTTTCTAACTTCTGACCGCTGGTATAAAGTCCCTGCACAGGCTATACTACGGGCAGAAAAAAAATCTTTATTAGAAAAAGATTTGTTAAAATACTACTGGGAACCAAGACAAACCAGCACTAAAACTAAAAACTAGGAACGACGATGACAATATTAGAAAACGCAAACATCTCATTTATGGGTGATCCTCATTTAGGAAGAAAATTCACCTCAGGTGTGTCCCCAATTCGACGTGGTGAACGCGAAAACTTTGTTCACAACGAATTCAGAAATCAGTTGCTCAAACCAAAATCAGGCACAAAGTTACATATTTGTGTTGGGGATTTATTTGATAAATTTAGAGTCCCAGAAGAAATAATCTTATTTGCCTTTTTCAGTTATAAAGAAGCTGCTGAGCGTAATCCAAATATTAAATACGTAGTTTTGCGTGGGAATCACGATGCCTCAAGAGACACTGAATTAGTGTCTTCATTTGAATTGTTTGAGCAGTTATGTCGTGGAATCCCAAATGTCTCAGTAGTTAGTGAATTTCCTGAGTGGTTTACTGTTGATGATACTGAGGTTCTAATTTGCCCTTGGCATCCTTACAAAACAGCCGAAGAAATCGTAGACTGTGGTTTGCATCTAACCAAAGAAAAGAAACAAGACTATATAGCGGTAGGACATTGGGACATTAAAGACTTTGGTTTAATTTCTGGGGAGTCAAACACAAACATGATCCCTTATGAATTATTAAAAGACGCCAAACTTATAGTTTCAGGTCACTATCATAATAAAACAGAGTTTGAGTCAGAGTTCAAAACGCCTGTTATCATCACAGGTAGTCTGCAACCATATTCCCATTCAGAAGACTCAGAAGAACTATGGTATGTGACTAGAACAAAAGACCAAGTTCTAGACCAACTAGATAAAAAACCCGATACTTACCATTTGAAGAACTTACGCGTAATGTTAACTCAAGGTGATGTGTTTGATACCGAAGTAGATTGTTTATCTCTTACGGTCGGTAAAATAAAAACAGAACAACAACAAGTAGACCTTAACATAGACATTGATGGTTTTGACCTAAAGAGCATTTTCTTTCAAACATTGACTGAAAATGGTGTAAGCCAAGAACTTACCTCAAACCTTTGGGAAACCACTCAGGGAGCCACTGAATAATGATTTCTTATTTACAATATGATATTACTTTTGCCAACCTAAAAACGCTAAGCCAAGAGCTTAATTTTGAAGCTGGTTCTACCCTTATCACAGGAAAGAACGGTAAAGGTAAATCAATGACTTTTGAGATGATAGCTTATGCCCTGTTTGGGGCTAGTGCCTTGCGCGGAGTAGCAACTGACTACAAAAGTATTGAACTCGAACTAGTAGTAGCTATAAAGGATAAAATCTACAACATTAAACGCACCAAAACTAAAGCCGCAGTATTTCTTAATGACGAACAGATTGTTTCAGGGGCTAAACCAGTAAACACATGGGTCATTAGAACTTTAGGTTATAATTTTGATGTCTTCAAAATTGCTCATTGGTGTGCCCAAGGTGATATTCAAGCTTTAGCTAATATGCGTCCAACCGAGCGCAAGGCTATGATCGATTCTGTAGCTGGGTTAACACAAATGGACAGCTTAATGGATAGTTTGAAAATAACACTTAGAGAACAAAAAGCAGCTATTGAACAACAAGAATCTTTGATACAAGCTCCTAAAGAACCTTTAAAACCAGAACTAGCAAGCGAGTCTAAGATAACACTTGCCTTAAAAGGTTTAGATGTTGAAGCTGAAAAACTAGCTAAAGCAACAGCCATTAGGCTACCCGTTGAACCTGTAGCACCAATAAAGCCTACAGAGATTTTGCTCCCTGAGAAACCTGAAAAAGCTGAGCTTGTTCAAGAAGCCCCAAAACCCCCAGCAATTCCTGATTGGGTTGAGGGAGATTTTGAAACCTTTTTCAAAACTTTAGCGCTAAATTTACAGCAAAATGCCCCGCTATTTAATAACTGGGTAAATGCTCAAAATAAATATCAACCTGAGGTAAAACTTCCTAACGACTACAAAACACAGGAAGCAATAGTGGCTGCGTGGGATAACTATGCCTTGCGCCAGAAACTAGACCGATTAGAATCTGGTGAGTTGATTAACTGCCCACATTGCAAAAAAGGTTTTCATTTGGAGCATGATGAAATAGATACCTTACGAGCAATGAAGTTACCTAAGAAAGCACCAAAGCTAACAGTTCAAGAATGGTTAGCCATTGAAAAACAGCTTAACTTAAATGCTGAATATTTAACCTTAGATGAACAGATTCGAGAATTAAACCTAGTTGAGAACAAACGTAGATTTAACGAATTGAGCGACTTACGTGTTAAGTTACAGCAATATAAACAAGATCTAGCCCGTTACACTGAGTTGGTTACTAAGGCAGAAAATCGTTATGTTGCTCAAGTAAAAGCTTGGGAAGTTAACTGTGCTACGCTAGATAGTCAACGGGAACAATTAATGCAGCAATACCATATTGCTACAGCAAGATACTTAGACGCCAAAGAACATTATATGGAAGACCTTACTACATATAATGAAGCTCAAGAAACCTTGAAAAGATTAATTGAAGATTATGGTGCCGATATACAAACAGCGCTTAATAATCGTCGTTCTGAGCTAAATCAACAATTATCGCAGTGGCGTGTGTATGACCGAGAACTTGATATTTACACTCAACAAGTAAAAAGTTTTGCTGAGCATCAGCGTGTGATTGATAAACAAAAAGCCTTTTACGATGAACACTTAAAGGCTAGAGCCGCAGTTAAAGAGGTTAAAGATAAAGTTCAAAACTTCTTAATTCCGTCACTAAATAAAGTAGCTAGTTACTTGATGTATGAAATGACGGGTGGTTTAAATCAACGCGTAGAAATACAACCAGACTTTGAAGTTACCGTAGACAGTCAACCATTAAGAACCTTAAATGGTTCAAGCAAAGATATAGCTAATTTAGCTTTACGTATTGGTTTGGGTAGAATTTTAACTCATAAGGTACTTCCTGTTATGATGTTAGATGAAATAGACTCCGCTATGGATGAAGAAAGAGCTAATTATACTTGGGGTTGTATCCAAAAAATAACACCTCAAGTTGGTCAAGTACTTCAAGCTTCACACAAGGAGTTAGAGGCTGAAAGTCGCGTAGAGATTTAAATAACAATTAGGAATCGACGATGGTATTAAAAAGCTACATGGTTCAATGTACAGTTGAGTTGTTAAACGAAGCTGATGAACAAGGTAACAGTATCAAGCGAACAAAAATCACCTGTGGCAAATGTGGTAAACGTATTTGTGCCAAAGGACACTCTCCCCAAGTCAAAAAGTGTATATTAAAAGCTTTTAATAAGCGCTGCCCTAAAGGAGAGAGAAACTATTATATAAGAGAACGTGAGTAAAATTAGGAATCGACGATGACAAATGAAAACCAAGAGTTAACTGCGGTTGATAATGCAGCCGCCAACTTATTATTAACATCACCAATGCTAGCCTTAGCTGGGTCAATTAAAGCGTTACCATTGCCAGTTTACTGTCAGACGTTTTTAGAAACAGAGGGGGCAGTAAAAAAACGTTTAGCTAAAGGAGTTTGGGTACATGGTGTTCATGCAAGTGTACCTAATGGTGGTAAACGTTTGTGGATCAATTTAGAGGCTGTAAGTAAATGGGCGCTGGAAAACTCCCAAGAGGATTATATTTAAGAGGTGAAACCTTGTGGATTCGTTTTAGTTATCGTGGTGTAAAATGCTACGAATCCACGAGAATCATTAACCCGACCAAAGCTCAGATTAAATATACAGCCAACCGCTTAGCTGAGATACAACGTAAGATATACGAAAATATCTTTAGCTATGCGGAGTATTTCCCAGATAGTAAAAAGACACTTATTTTTGGCAACACGCCTAAATCACCCACCGTTGGCTATTACCTAGATAAATTCTATGAAAATGCTAGAAAGCGAGGTTTAGCTAAATCAACATTGCTCCCCCACCAAAGTAAAATTAACTCGTTCAAACACTGGAAAACACTCCCTGTAAAACAGTTAACAACAAGCCATATTCAAACTTACATATCAACAAACAGTCACCTAACAACTGCTACATTGCGTGGTAGATTTTCAGTGCTTTCTTTAGCCCTAGATGAAGCCGTCTTAGATGGAATTATAGTTCAGAATCCAGCACGAGTTGTTAGTTTAGGAAACTACCTAAGAAAGGCTGATAAAGTTGATAGAAATTTAATAAACGAAGACGTAAAACCATTTAGTAAACAAGAACAAGAAGCTATCTTAAATTCCGCTTCAACTAATATGAAATACTACAACCTGATTAGTTTTCTATTTGAAACGGGTGTTAGAAGTTCAGAAGCTTGTGGGCTTCTCTGGTCGGATATAACAAAAAGCACAATTCATATTCGAGGGGCTAGGGTTTTAGGTGAAGACAAGAAAACCAAAACAGCCAGTGGTGCTAGACGAATCCCTATTTCAGATGCTTGTCGTTTAGCATTAGAAAACCAAGTAATGATTTCTGGTTCACTACCAGATAAATATGTTTTTATAAATCGTGATAAACGACCAATCATCTTTGCAACCTTTAGAGAATCTTTTTGGAAGAATTGCCTTAAACGAGCCAATGTTGAATATCGCTACCCATACCAAACAAGACACACGTTCGCGTCACGATTAATTTCTCAAGGTATTAATCTTTGGAAGCTAACAAAATTAATGGGGCATACTTCGCCAAAAATGCTTTATGAACATTATGGATATTACATCGAGGAATATGAAATTACCCACGGCAAAAACGAGGACGAGGATTCATTTTTGTAGTCAAAAGAATACAAAAAGAATACATTGAATTTTCGAGAGCTTTAAAAACTCAGAAAAAACACTAACTTAGAAGAAAACCTGCTTGCCTTGATATAACAAGACTCTTAATCCAGAGTCATCTCTGAGGGGCTTTATAGCTTTCATAAATCAATCAGTTATGGGGATAACTGTCCTAGTTAGTGCCTGAATAGTGCCTAAAAAAGAATACAATTTGGGGACAATTCAGTAAAAAAGCATACAAAAAGAATACAATTTGAATACAGTTAGTATGCAACCGAAAAATCAAAATAACACATCAGACCAGTAAAAAAAAGCCCCGTGGGTACGGGGCAAAAACCACAGGAGTGGCAGGGAGCTATAATTTGGTTAACGTGGCTCTATTTCTATCGCTATTTTCTCTAGTTGTTCCATACCAATAGTGCATAGAACCAGCCCATTCTCGAATAATAATACCTAATAGTAGTTCTAGAATGGTTTTTGAATCATCGGGGATATGTACAAAAAGAAGCGCGGCAATAATTAATCCTACAAATGCTGACAAACCCAAACACAGGATTGCTGGCATTTTAGAATCTTTGTTTTGGAGTCTAGCATTACTTCTATCTTGAACCTCTAGTTTAAAAACATCTATATCAAGTGCTTGCATCTTAACGTTGTAATCATTATCAAGCTGTTTCAACTGAGCCATACGTTCAGGGGATAAGTTAGCCATGACTTTTGATAACTTAACTTCATCAGGTAACTTAGAATCGCGTTCGTCATCAGTAAGAAAATTATCAACAAGGAATTGAACTGCGGAACCAATAAGGGGTGTTCCAGCGGTGGTTGCTAAAGCTGGGGCTACAGCCCCAATGATTTGTTTCCAGTCTGCCATCGTCGATAACCTAATTTTATTAAATATTGACTCGCTTCAAAAGCCAGCCATAAACGAATTGTTCGTTTTGTTTTCTTTTCTCTGCAAGTTCAATATACCTTGTACCTTGCAAACAATTCAAACCTTTTAACAAGACTTTTTCGCCTGTACCAGTCCTATAACCCAAGTAAGCATCTAAGGCATTCAGGCTCTTACTCCCCAACACACCATCAACAACTAAATCAGGAAAGAGATTCTCTTGCACGTTCATGGCGTTGAGTAATCGCTGTAACATCTTAATACTGGTTGAAACACCCATGTTTACCCCCGTATCAAATAATTCTGCGGCAATAGGGAAGCTCAGTTCTGCAAGTTTATCGAGTTTTGGTTTAACCCAATAATCAGTTAGATATATTTGTTTAGCAACACCAAGAGGTAAGTCACGCATTTCTCCTGTGTAACCATGTTTAACAGCTATGGCTTTGGTTATTCCAAACGTAGTTTCAGAGCCTAAGTCATAAGCTTGGTTGCTATAACCACCCTCAATTAATAGTAATTGCTCTAACATCTTAGAAACTTTTTTGCCTAAATTTAACATGTTGAAAACCTCAATACTCAAAACATAAATGACCAGTTGAGTGCATACACATACCACATAGTATCATCGATATTAGATTTTGCTTGTGGGTCAGAAAAATAATTGTAGTGATTAGCTAGAACACCTTTACTTCTGTGTATCTCAAATGTAAGTGCTTGGTCATCTGTAAAGTCGTAACGAAAACCAAGCATCAAGTCTTCATTATACCTGAATTCCTTAGGATATTGGTATATTTCACCCTCTGGACGAACCGATTCCCAGTAGTCACCATGTGGTGATTCCGTATCGAAATAGAATAAGGAAATCCCCCCATACATAGTTACTCTATCCATAAGTAACTGACTAACATAAACGTTGAAACCACTAATACCACCTTTAGCAAAAGGTGGCTGCTCAGGGGCATCCTCAGGTATAGGTGCTTTGTTAAAATCCGAACTACGCAGTGGGTTGGCGTTGCCAAGATAAAGCTCAGCTAGAAACTCAGTTCGTATACTCGCCCTGCGCACACTAGCAACCATTTGTCTAAAGTGTTTCTGCTCTAAATTATATGAATCAAAGGTATAGCCAATATCATCAATTGTTAAGGATAAATCCCAACGCCTAGTTTTTGCTTTAAGCTCAACTTGCCACTTACTGTCATAGGTTGGATAACCCTCAATCCAAGTCTCTTTTAGTAATGCTGATAAAATACTTTCAGATTCAGAGGGAGAAAAACGTGGCTCACCGTAAGTAGCTGATAGTGATAAGTTAGTAGCGAGTGCCGAAATATACCGCTTGTAACTAGCTCGTACACCAGTCATTAATGAAGCTACTCCGAGTGTCGTCGTAAACATGGTGCTTTGAATTGGAATTACTGAATATCTAGCGTAAGGATTTTGAATCCCAGAGCCTTGCAACCCCATATTGGCATCAAGCAACCCAACATCAAAACTAAAGTTTTTGCTGAACTCATAATTTAGATAAAACCAATCAAGACCTACCTTATTTTGTAGGGCTGGGCGTAAACTTGTCTGAGCCTTGAAACTGAGCCCAGAGGGATAGTTTTTTAATAGATTCACACCCAATTCAGACATTGGAGATTTAAATAAGCTTTCATGCTCGGAGTCAATGTGTGTCACCCCACCAAAAATGGTTATACGAGCACTAGTGTTATCAGTTACTTGTGTATATCTACTAGAAAAAACACTGAAACTTGCTGCAATTAATAGACACATCCAAATAAAAATTATCCTACTTGGTAGTCTTTTCATGGGGTCACCTGTAAAAGTTTAATATCATCAGTTTCTAAGATAATGGTATTGCTTCTGACGAAGCTCAAGGCTCTAGGCTCAGAGCCAACTACCAACAACATATCATAGGTATCATCAACGTAAATTGGTAGTTCTCCAAAAGAATCTTTTGATAGCCGCGCCAATTTACGTTTATAAATATACATAGGTATATTCAATTCATTTAAGAGTTCCTGTGTCGATATTGACCTTAATGGCAATAACACAAGAATAACTTTTTCACCATTATCCCAATAAGGTGTTCTCCCCATAAACAAGTCTTCGAGCTCTGCGCGTGTGACAAATTTAGTCGGGTTTTTCTTGTTCACAACAGGGTCAGCTAGACAAACTGACAACCATAAGCTGAGAACAAAAAAGAGAACAATTAACGAGATTTTTTTAAAAGTTCTACATCTTTTTGAGTTGTTCTCAGCATTTGCCATGTAGTACCAGCCTTATCATTGACTTGAGTTAATTTTTTTTCTATATCATCACGGAGTTTGTAAATTTTGTTGTCGTTGTTTACCCGCAACTGGGTAATTTGATTTTCAACTACCTGAGAAACCTTAGCCTCTGCGTGAGCATTGGCTTCTTCTAAATTAGAGAGTCTTGAGTTGAAGCTTGCATAGAACAAGGTGGCAGCGATACTAACACCAACAAGAACAATCACGTCTTTTATGGTAACGGATAATTTTGAGTCTCGGTTAACGTCGAGAGTATTCAACCCTATAGGGGTATTAAGCCCATGATGAGACTGATGTAGGTGGGACTCAAGCGGCTGACCATGCTGAGCGTGATAGGCGTTTAGATTACTAAGCACCTCAGCAATATTTATAGCTTGTGGCTTTTCAGCATGACACCGATAATGAGGTTTTGACTCTAAAGCTTGGCTAAGTATTTTTTCAATACTTTCAAGTATTTCTCGGTCTGTTTTGTGGTCAGCCATCGTCGATTCCTAATGAGATTTCTTTGTGTTTCAACATAAAAACACAACTTCATAAATTACCTTTGAGTATACATAGAGTGCTACTTATTTGTCACCAAAATGTCTGAATTCATAATGGTTTATGACTTCTGGGTGAGTTTATTGTAGTAGTTATATTACCACAGGGATTATTGTGAAGACTTAGTGGTGACTTCGAGTAGAGTTACAAAGACAATAAAAAGCGCTACTAAGTAGCGCTTTTTTAATAAAATTCAACGGCTAGTCTAAAATCTGTTTTCTCAGTATATATTGGCTGCCCCAAAGGGGTTTGCGCTGTATATGAAAACAACCTAACAGGGTATTTACCTTTAGTCATGCTAGGAATACTCCCCAGTTTAAACGTAATAACACCATTAGCATCATAGGTCATATAGCCATCAGTTGAAAAATACTCAACACCATTAATTAGAATCCCAAGCTTTGTAACACCACTAGCAATAAAATCAACTGGGAGCCCGTCCTGAATGACAGTGAGTGTTTTTGGGTCGTTACGACCCAAAGCCACTTTAAGGGTTTTCTTAATAATCCCTACTGGAGACACCATATTAAACTCCTATTACTTAAAGACTTGGTGAGTCCATTTTCACACGTAGAACCATATTGTCTAAGTTGATAGCTGGTGCCGCAGGGTCAACAACATATTTAACATGAATAGCTATGTAGTCTCCCGCTGCTAAATCAGGTGCAGTAAGTGAGTTAGCTTCATCAATAGCAGTTACAAAGGTAATGCCAGTGGGCGGTGTAGTGTCAGAGCCTATTGAGGGTTCTGTACTGTTAACACCAGCAGAACCTAAACCAATAGTAAGGGCTGTAGCTGGACTAGGTGTGTTAGATTGAATCCAGACTTTGGTCGCTGAACCGTTATAGGTTGAGGTTTGTTTCACATAAAGCACACCAAAAAGTGTGATACCTGTTGCTGCCTCTGCTGACGTAATGTTGCGAAACATATTATTCATAGTTGCGGTAACAATTTCTGTTGCTGTAATTGCACCACCTAAATTGCCTGTTGACTCATAAAATTTAATATCAGTCGGTTGTATTGCTGTTGCCATCGTCGATCCCCAATTTTAAAATACGTAAATTAATACCCGTTAGATTTATCGCCTAGTATAAAGCCAAAAGACCCTGTTTGTAACTCCCCTGAGTAACTTGTTGAGTTTACTTCAAAGGCAAAAGGCATTTTCTTGAATGCTGGTGCTGGTACACCATCAACAAACACTGAAATAGTTAAATCACTAAATGTTGTATCAAATATTTGAGTTCTCAACTCTACATCAGCACTAACCACATCAAGTATCTGAGTCTGTAACTCTAGACTCTGCTCAGTTGTGCCAAAGATAGACGTTTCTAGCTCAACCGTCTGATTTACAAAACTAAAGATTTGAGTGCTAAACATCAAATCGGTAGATACAAAGCTAAGTATCTGAGTCCTTAGTTCAGCGTCTTGAGTTAACGAATCGAGTAGTTGAGTTCTTAACTCTAAATCTCCTGCTATAACACCAAGAATTTGCGTCCGTAATTCAGCAAACTGAGATACTGAACCTAGTATTTGATTTCTAAGTTCTAAATCTCGATATACGGTTAATATCGCGGATAACACCTTAGTTTGCAAGATTAAATCTTGCGAAACACTACCTAAGATGCTTGTTCGCAAATCTAAGTCGTTACTAAGAGAACCTAGAATTTGAGTTTGTAAACTCACATCATTAGTTAAACTTGAAAGTACCTGAGTCCGTAAGTCTAAAGTCTGCTGGGCAACACCTAGGACATACGTTTGCAACTCAACATCACTAAACACAGCATTAAAAATTCGTGTTTGTAATTCAATGTCTTTGGTAAGCGGTGCAAGTATTTGATTTTGTAGTTCAATACTATTAAAAACAGAACCTAATATTTGGTTTTGTAATTCAAGGTCTGATGTTATTGAGAGTAAGCCACCACTTGCTACAGCATACGCCCAGCTTACAATATCTGTACCATTCCATCCTTGCCCTGCTAGTGCTGTTTGACCATCGGAGTTAATGGTGTAATCACCGTTGGCTGGGTCTGTGAAGTAAGTATTGAGTGCTGTGTCTTGTGTGCCTATGCCAAGCGTTGTTGCTGATGTGTCAGACGATATATTGTTAGAGCCTATTGTACCCTTAAAACAAGGTGGGGTAGTAACACCATAATTATATTGGTTAGTGGTTAATAGTGACAAACAATTGGTTGCTATTGCTCCATCATTTATGTTGCCAAAACTGGAATAAGTACCCGCACAATCAATGATAATGCAATCGTCTAATTGTGCCGCGCCGTTGTTTACAGAGACTTTATAATTACGAACAGTGCTATTTCTTACTTTTGGTAAACCATTTTCCCAACGAGAAGTTGACGCGAGAAGATGATTCGTTGTAAACTGTCCGTCAATATCACAATGATCATACGTTAAATTAAACCCTGTACCTTGTCCGCTTGTTACCACTATATTACTTTGAACAAGTTTAACTCGACTCACATTGATATCAGTATTTGAGCCAAACATTGACAACTTTAGCCCCTCGATAGTTGGATAATTTGCAATTATTGTTTCATTACTTGTAATGTTCCAATTTAGCTCTACAGCATTCGTATTATTAGGATATTGCTCGGTATTTTCAACTAATACTCCAGACACAATTAAGTTTCTTGTTTGCGCAGAGGTTGGGTTGTCTAGTGCTCGCATTGCTGTTGACACAAGCGGATAATCTTTCAACGAACCCACAGTAAACACTTGTACAGGCACAATCTCTTGCCACTTATCTGTACTTGCATTATTAATTACCGCATGGTTATTGCCGATAGTGTCGGGGAATT